GAGCATGAGCATGAGCATGAGCATGAGCATGAGCGGGAGCAGGAGCAGGAGCAGGAGCAGGAGCAGGAGCAGGAGCAGGAGCAGGAGCAGGAGCAGGAGCAGGAGCAGGAGCAGGAGCAGGAGCAGGAGCAGGAACAGCGAGTTGTCTAGCCGCGCTCTGTTTTAACGCATGGGCTAACATTTTTTGATTGTGTAAAATAGAATTATACATATCGCTTTGCATTTTTTCTTGCGCTGCCTTCTTATTGCCTAGACTAAAGTTATTATTCATTTATAGTATATATAATATATAATATATAATATAAAAAATACTAAATCATGCTAAAATATTATAGTATACTATTTCTAAATAAAACAATTATTTTATATAGTAATATAAAAATATAGTTCTATATATAATAATACGATGATTTATGCCTTTGTTCAAATGTTTGATAAAACAGTTATAAAATTGCTAGAATCGGCGCAGGAAGATATAAAAAAAACGCACTAACCTAATTTTTAATATATACGCTTAAATATTATCGCGAATCCAATTCGCCGCCATATTTTTCGCCGAGTCGCTATAGTACCAGCTTAAGCGTTGGCGCAAGGTTTTATCCGTTTCTCCTGCAAGTCGTTCATCAGATAAATCCTGGTTTCTACCTATTTCGCGCTCCCATGCGTCTCTAAAATTACGCAAGTTATGTATCAATTCTATCCGCGACATTTTATTTAGCGCCTTAGGCATTGGTTTCCACATGCCCTTGTATTCTGTTACGGGATTTTCATATTGGGTGGAAATCATTTGTTTTATTTTTCTTTTTTCTTTACTAGGAAGTAAATGTACAATTTTTTCTAAATCAGACGCGGACATCGATTGGCTTCTAATTTTAAAAATAATTAACGCAAGTTGACTTTTCGATTTACCAGAGCTTAACACACTATATTTTTTAGCAAGTTTTTTAAGTTCCGAGAGCGAAATGTCTTGCTTAGTTGGTTGTATAATTACATGCGGGTTTTTAACTGTTTTATTCTTTTTTGTCGCAGGTGTCATTGTGATTGCAGCATCTTTGTCTTTTATAACGGACCATCTATGTATGCCTGTTTTTGTAACAATAATCTTCCACATATTTCCGTCGTTGCCCTTTTTTACAGTTCCTATGCTAAAAGCGGTAGCACTTTCAGGTGGTCCCTTGCGAACATTTGTTTTTTCTGTTATTGTCATTTATATTGTAAACCGATAATATATTTTCTTAAGTTTATTTTATACTTATAATAATCAGGATCATCAGTATATGTAACGCTTCCCAAGTAAACAATATTATCATAAAATTGTTTAACATCTCTATACGAAGGCGGTGTAGAAGGTTGCGAAGCGGCATTATCATAAATAGAACGAAGCGTTGCATATGAATCTTCGTGATTTTTAGTGAACTGGGATTCGTATAAAGAAAGCGACAAATAGTGCATAAAATGCGCCATATCTTGAACAACGTGATGAGAACTATTTTCTCCCTGTTCTTCTTTTTTTTCTTCTTTCCTTTCTTCTTTCCTTTCTTCTTTGTCTTCCATTTCTTAATTATTAAATAATATATGATATGATATCATATAATATTTAATATTTCTATAGCGTTGATATATATTTTATTTTTTATATGTTCTAGATCTTTTTTTTATAGTAGAGAGTCTATATCAGCTAAAACCTAAATCCACCGCTAATCCCAATACTGTTGGAACCCTGTCCATTCCATCCGGCATCGCGCCCCACATGGATAGCACCGTAGCGCTGATTATTGCCGTAACCGACATGACCTTGAGCGCCCCATCCATTGTTATTAGCATTACTAGATCCACCGGTAAAAACACCCGGAGTAGTACGCACAGGAAAGTTGTTCGTCAAGTTGAGTGAAGACATTCAAAGATTTTTATACTATAGAATAAGAAAATATTTTTAAGTATATTTCGCGATAAGTATATTTCGCGTTAATTATATGTAATCTTTTTTAAGTAGTTTTATTCGTATAATATATATTATATAAAACTACTTAAAGCCACCGAACTATATGTATATGTGAATGAGTAGTTTGCAAAGGAAATACTCATTCATACAATCCACTACTTTACCGACATGGCGCAGCGGTAGCGCGCGGGGCTCATAACTCCGAGGGCACTCGATCGAAACGGGTTGTCGGTATCATCATCAAATCGCACCGGTGCATAGAGGCACTAGAGCACTCTTCGAGATCAACAAAAACGTACCGGTGTAGCTCAGCGGCAGAGCGTCTACAAACACCGTTCGTACCCTCCTCGACTATCACGGTCTGCTTTACGGATGGTTATCGCCTTATAAGCGGAAGGTCACAGGATCGAAACCTGTCGCCGGTAATATTCCAATTTGGTCGTTTTACAGAAACGACTCGTCATAGCTCGCGCGACGAAAAACGCAGCACAACCACATTCACCGGCATGGCGCAGAGGCAGCGCGCGTGGCTCATAACCCCGAGGTCACTGGATCGAAACCAGTTGCCGGTATTGTCAAGCTGGACGCTATAAACGCAGCAATCCTAATCATTTCATTTTTCACCGGCATGGCGCAGAGGCAGCGCGCGGGGCTCATAACTCCGAGGTCACAGGATCGAAACCTGTTGCCGGTATTTTCATCAATTCGCACCGGTGTATCAAGACACTAGCACAATGTCAGGCTCAGAGACTATAAACAGAGTGGGTATGGACTCATCGAAAATATGTGAAGAATTCTGTGAATATGGATGAAATCATACTAATGTGTATATCGGCTTTTCAAAAGAAGTAGGGAATTAAGTTTCTTTTATGGATGAGAGCAGTTATTTCGGAGTAACTATTTCAATGCATCATCTTGGCGGGTATCGGGATCTTTTCTGGTGCATTGACATAAAAACTACACATAATTCAGTTTATGATTTTAGTACAGAATTAACTTACATATGGATGAGACTGTTGTATGCGAGCGTGGGGCATGTAACACCTTACCCCATTGATATAATTTGACTAACTTCTGGTACGTCATTTATGGGTTATCATAATTATTAAAAACCATACCCATAAATATATTTTTACCATGAAATAGTACGCCATCTTTGGGTTATCCTATTATAAAAATGAATTGAAAACCTTGGCGAAGGATGGTGGGGGTTTTCAATTAGGCGACACCATCCGAACAAACAACAAACCACTTCCATGGCGGACGTAAACCCCCGTTTGATACCTTTTTGACAGAAATGTCCGGACAATTGAATGGTTCTCTCTTAACTCATTACTAAGACGGTGCTGGATCGATACCGGCAGGTGGTATTACTAACACAATTGTTTATTTTACAGGTACTTTTTCCTCTATCATTATCAACTTACAGCAAACTATTAAAAAAAGAATTATTAGTTTAATAATCAAAGTTGGTAGCAACGCGGCGCACAACATCACCATCATCGCACAAGGTTGTGATGTTATTCACTTACTAATTCACACATTATCTCATGCACTGTAACCTTAACCTGTAAATTTATAATATAATAAAACAAAACCAAATAAAAATTGTAAAACAAAATGTAAAAAATGAAACGAAATATGGTTTCGCTCTTTTAGCTCAGTTTTGGTTAGAGCACGGGTCTTATGAGCCCGGGGTCGCGGGTTCGAGCCCCGCAAGGAGCAATATTTTTTTCATGTTTTGCGCGAATGGCCGAGTGGTCTAAGGCGGTGGACTTAAGCCCCACTATCTCAGGATGCGCAGGTTCGAACCCTGCTTCGCGCATATCTTTATATTAATAATAACCAGACAGTTATTATTAATTTTAATATAAATATAATATAAACATAAATACTCCAACGCACCAATGTCTCTAGGCTCCTTCCTGCACAAAATTCCCAAATATGGCGACTTCATCGCATTTTTCTGTTTCTTATTTATTATCCTTTTCATATCGTTTAGACCCAATAAAACACTTTTCGACTACTTCCTCATCATCTTCAGTATCGGCGGTCTCGCGGTTGACGGTCTTTCAATGTTCTTGACGCTCACATCAAGAAGGAAATAATACTTTTTTTTGTTCAGGTACACCTTTCTCTGCAAGGTCTTTCGGCATAGGCCCCATCGTTTTAAAATATTTCTTATAATTTGTAATCACGTATTCAACTGATTTATCTTTCGCTTTTGGATACAAATGTACCTCATATGCATCCTGAGACAGATTAGATGAAAGAACCGCAACTATATTCGGGTCGTCATCAAACGTATTATACATTTTTCGATCTGTCATTTTCCCCGTAGGCATAGTGAATATTTTATGATCACCCGTTTTGTAAATCAATACAACCTTCTTACCAGATGCTAAACTTTCCCAAAGTTTTTCTAATGGTTTATTCTTCCCCCAAACAGTATTTGGATCGGCTTCCATTTCTAGTACACGCTTTGACTTTTTGGTTTTATTTTTCATAGTTGCACTTACACCATGAACCTTTTTCCATCTTCGAATACCGTTGCTGGTTGTTACAATTACCCACTTATTACCATCATTGCCTTTCTTAATAGTTCCATTTTTAAATAATGTAGCACTTTTAGATGGTGCTTTTCTAGTTGACATATATATACTTTATATATATTTTCTGATTCAAAATAAACAATAAACAATAAAATATATTATAAATAGTTAAGTGAAAACTAATTTAAAGAATTTCATATATAATATATTGGGGTGAGAGTCTTTTAGTAGGGTAGAAAATTTACTGCGTTTAAAATAGTAAAAAAAGAATATATAGATATATTGGGTATCATATTTTGCCCCCGTAGCGCAGTTGGATAGCGCACAGGACTTCTAATCCTGGGGTCGAGGGTTCGAGTCCCTCCGGGGGCGTTGGTAGGAATACGATTTTTTAGTTATGTCCTTGTAGTATAGAGGTTAGTACTGATGGCTGTTAACCATTCAACGAAGGTTCGAATCCTTCCAGGGACGTTATTATTTTGTTACATTTAAAATATTAATTGTAACAAAGTTAGACACAATATATTATATATATTTAGTAAAATGTTATATAGTGAAGTATTTAATTATTTTAATTCAAAACAATGTCACCTATTAACAGATAAAGAAGAATATCTTTTATTAACTAAAACAAAAAAGATACCAAAATTAAGATATATTGCATCGTGTAGTCATGAAAATGATGTTCACTTTAATGTTTTTAAGTCGAGAAATACAGGAGTTATATGTCCATTATGTAGAACAAAAGAAAATAAAGAAAAACAATTAGGTAACGCTTCAAAAACTGAAATAGGTCAATCTATAAGGCAAAATAATGAAGAAAAGTGTATTGACTATTTTATAGAAATTATTAAAATACAATACAATTATAAAAAAACTAGTGAAGGTTGTTTGTCTGATTTAATTATAAAACCTATAAGTCAAATGAACGACTTATGGTTAAAAATTCAAGTAAAAACAACTTTAAAGTGTTTAAAAGGTTATAGTTTTAATAATAGCAGAAGATGTTTTTATAAAGATTGTTTAATAATATGTATTTGTTGGGAAGATAAAAAAATGTGGTTATTTAATGGTAATGATATGACACTATCAAAAATAACAATTGGATATAATAAATCAAAATATTCTGATAACGAAATAAATAAAGAAAATATATTTCAAAATTTAAAAACTTATTATAATAAAATTAAATTGTCAAGTTATGAAGATGCTAATGAACCAATATGTTTGAATGGTAAAAAAGAAATGGAGTTTAAAAAATTAAGAATACAAAATGTAAAATGTAACTTTATAGATGTATCAAATTATCTACATTATGATTTTATTATAAATGATAAAAAAGTTCAAGAAAAAGTTGGAACTAAATGTAAAAATAGTAATAAAATATTTTTTAGTTTATGTAAAAGAAATGGTTCAATAAATGGTGTTTCAAAATTTAAACCTTATAGTATAGGAGAAAATAACTTATACTGGCTACATTTACCTAATAAGAAACATTTTTATCTTTTACCAGAAAAAGAGTTAATTAATAACGATAATAATACAATAAAAAAAAGTTTAATTGTATTAGTAGATACAAATGATATTCCAATTAACAATGAAACTAATAATAAAATAAATGATTTTTTATTTAACTATGATAATATTAACTATGAGTTTTTTAATAAGTTAATATAAAAACGCAATAAAAAGTGTTAGAACATATACACATATACAGCTTAGCATTTCTTACCTTATATTACTTCACACCAGCAGGACCCCCATTTAGGCAGGAACCATTGCAGCGTTTTGTTTTCTTTTCTTGGAACTTTCGGATGCGATGGCGGCAGCAGCCCCGCGAGCGTTGACAGGTTGTTGCATTGCTTCTGTTTGTGCAGGAGGAGGAGGAAGAGGAACACGTGTTACTCTTTTGGGTGCAGTTGCACGCTTGCTTTCCTGAATGTTGTCACACAGTGCTGCGTGAAGCTGGAAACGAGTATCCATGACACTTGCTGTAGAAGAGGATGAGGACGAGGACGACACAGGAACAGGAACCGGCTTTTGGGCAGCAGCTGCAGCACGTTGTGCCCAGGTGAGCGGCTTGGAAGGTTCGACCGCGGAAGAAGGAAGAGGAGCGACAACAGCGCGTTCTTCCTCGGAATCAGACGATGAAGTCTCGACCGCGAGTAGTCCGAATCCACCATACTTGACAGCGGGAGCAACGGGAGCAGCGGGAGCAGCAGCAACGAGAGCTGGTTTCTTCACAGTCATGACTTCGACGCGTGGCTTGGATTTGACAGAAGAAGACGACACCGCGTGTCCCTTGGCTCCAACTGTTTCCCAGCCTCCATTTTCTCTCTTCGCCTTTTCACGTGCTTCACGTGCAACATCGAGGTCAATTCTTTCAAGAGTGCGTTTGAGGGAGCAGTAGCTTGACGTGTGTCCGAAAACACCACACTCCAAACACTTCTGGGCGAGAAGCGTGGGGCACACGACTTTTCCACCAGGACCGGGTTGGTTCTTCACGAAGTGGTTGGTGTAATCAGCAACGGGTAGACCGGCATCGTAGCAGACCTTGCAGAAAGGCATATCAGCGGGACCAACCCATCCATCGGGGAATCTGCGTTGACCGGCAGGCACAGGAACACTGGAAGAAGTCTTGGAATTCGTATTGGAACCACGCAATAGCATCAGAGTATGATTTCCGCTCGCGTTAAGAGTGAGCTTGACTTCAGAACCTGGGATTCCGTAGGAGAAGGAAGTGGACGACGACATTTCGATTTGTAATTGATTATTCACTGCATTCTATTTTATGAGTTTATTTCACTTCAATTTTCCGTTTCATGAAAATAGAAATGTAATAATCATATATTCAATAAATAAAAATTTAAATGAAAATAAAGTAAAAATATATAAATTCTTCAACTACTACCTATCCAATTAACAACTTACTACATACTAGTCCTACAATTATTCCAAGCGACAGGTTACCGGATAAAAATCCAACAGAAGTAGTTATAATTGTAACTAACCAACGTTTATCGAATGCTTTTGGTTTGAAAATACTATTCCAGTCTCCTGTTTTATAAGCGATTAGTATCATAATACCGACAATAGCCGCCATCGGTATTTCATTAATAGATGAAGTTAAAAATAACGTGAGAACGATAAACAATACACTTGTAATGATGGATGAAAATTGTGTAACGGAACCATTGTCTAAATTTAGTTTACTCTGACCCACCAAAACACACCCACCAAAACCTCCCGTAAACCCCGAAACAATATTAGCTATTCCTTGTGTAATTGATTCCTTAAAAGCATTACCTTTAATATGCAATTTATCTTCTGTATCTTTTAACATAATTAATGACTCCATTAACCCTGCAAACGCCATCGCAAGAGAAAAAGGTATTATTTTAATTAATTTATTAAAAGATAAGTCAACTTTTGGAATTTGTATAGATGGAAGACTTGGTTTTATTTCACCTATGTCTTTTACCCTAACAATATCATAATATTTCGAAAATAAAAAGATAAATGATGTTATTATTAATATAGATATCAAACCGCCCGGTATATGAATTATATTTTTATCACCAGTTGAACCAAAAGATACATCTTTTTTAATAGTTCCATACACAGCAATAGCAAGTGAAATAATAGTAAACAATATTGTATTCGCCATCTTTACCCCTGTGAAGAATTTATGGTTTTTATCTTTAAAATCTTCTAACTGATTTATAGCAATAAGACCCGCTAATGCTACTAAAAATCCAGACATAATATATTTTGGAATCCGGGATACATATTTATAGAGACCGGTTAATGAAGCAATAACTTGAATTATACCTCCAAAAATTACTGTAGGTAAAATATAATCGTTTCCTAACAGTGTTTTTACGCCAACAATAGACGTTGCTACCGCTGCAGTCGATCCTGAAATCATAGTAGGAATTCCTCCAAAAATAGATGTTATTAAAGAAATAACCATGGTATTATGGATACCTGTTTCAGGCGAAAGACCCAAAATATAAGCAAATGCAATAGACTCGGGAATTAATAAAAGAGCAATTGTTAACCCCGACAAAAACTCATTTACTACTTGAGTCGTCTTTAATTCTGAAGGTGAAATACTCATACAGATGCTTAATGTATAATACTACAAGATATTATATTATAGTACTTTCAGTAACTAAAAATATATTTTATAATAACAATATATAGTAAAATGGCGAACAAGACGCAAAAAAGAGTGAAATCATGCCGAACAGCCAAGTACAGCGAAAATGAAATCATATTAAAATTTATTCAAATTTTGAATATTATAAAAATATACCACTGGAAAACGCTTAGTTACCCACAGCATAAAGCAACCGACGAGTTGTACGAGAGTTTTAATGGACGTATGGACGAGTTCGTAGAAACAATGATAGGCAAAACGGGAAAACGGTTTAATCTTTCATCAACAAAAAGTATTCCTTTTTATGACTATACAAATGTAACGAAGTTTAAACAATGTATAGAAATATTTAAAACGTATTTAGTAAATATGTCAAATGCGCCATATTTTAAAAATCCGGAAAATAGCGACTTACTCAACATTCGCGATGAAATATTAGGCGACCTTAATAAGTTTACATATTTGCTTACTTTTCATTAGGCGAATTCATCTATTCCTTTTATTCATTTTATATATAATAGGAAATTGAAATGAAAAAAATTGAATATATAGGATATAGAGAACCGCGAATATACTAGAAACAACAACTACAACTACGAACACTATCACCACGACCATGACCGAAACACAAACAGTGGAAACGTCACACGCATCCACCAAAGACATGATCGCCGAGGAAATAGGTAAGGCAACAGAATCGTTTCATAATTTTCTCACACGCGCAGGACTACAAAAAAAAGAATACCAAACTGAAGGCATCCAGTTTTGTCTGAAGAACGAACTATCGCCAGAAACACTTCCGCACCAAGTATGTGGCGGTATTGTTGCAGATGAAATGGGGCTTGGAAAAACAATCATGATGATTGGGCTCATCTTGGCGAACTTTCAGAAGCGTACGCTCATCGTTTTACCTGTCGCACTCGTCAAACAATGGGAGCAGCAAATCCTCAAAAACACAGGACACCAAGCTCTCGTATTTTACGGTGCGGAAAAAAAGAGAATCACGCAACAAATGCTGCAAGATGCACCCGTGGTTATTACCACATATGGTCACATGGTTCGCCGTTCATTCGCACCCATTTCGCACAAAGATGTATCGAATGCGACACACGCAGATGCGAATATTCGCGAGAATCGGCTATATGGGCTGAAATGGGGACGCGTTATTTTCGACGAGGCGCACCATCTTAAGGGGCGAAACACGCAAATATTCAAGAGCGTCACATCTTTGAGAGCGGATATTCGCTGGTTTGTTACGGGAACGCCGATTCAAAACTCGATTCACGATCTTTATTCGCTGTGTGCGCTTCTCGGAATTCCGTCGGGGTATTATGCCGACAAGGACAATATTCGCACAATTGTTAAACACTTTATACTGAAACGCACAAAACAAAGCGTCGGTCTTTCACTGCCGCCCCTCACTACTAAAAATATCGTAGTACAATGGTCTAATCCGGCTGAAATGATTTTGTCGCACAGCCTTCATAGCGGCATCGGATGCCTAAATATTCCCGGCGGACCTGTTGTTGCGGGCTCAGCCCTCCCAGACGCCGACACCGACACCGACCCCCTTGCTCAAGACATGTCATGGTTTCCAGAACCATCACCTGTAAAAATCGGGCGCATGATTCAGGCAAAGCAATCGTGCATTTATCCCCGCCTAGCATGCCGAAAATCTGTGCCTCAAATGCCGCCATGCGAGGACGAAAACTATAGCAGCAAGATTTCCAAAGTGGTGCGAACAATTCTGTCGCGCAAAGATAACGGGAAACGCAAAATAGTGTTTTGTCATTTCCGCGGTGAAATCGACTACATTCAGGCGCGACTCACAACAGCATTCCCGTCACTCGTGGTGCGATACTTGGATGGGCGCACAAAAGAAAATGAACGCCGCCAAATTTTGGCCCCTGATGCAGCTGTCGATGTACTTATTCTTCAAATACAAACATGTTGCGAAGGTCTCAATCTTCAACAATTCTCGGAAGTCTATTTCGTCAGCCCCGACTGGAACCCATCAATTGAGGACCAGGCAATCGCACGGTGTCACCGTTTCGGACAAACAGAACCAGTTGTTGTCTTTCGCTTCGTTATGGCGCCGTTTAAAATCCCCGCAACACCAGAAACGCAGCATCTTCTTGACGCGCAAAGAGAACGCAGCGCACAACAAGATTCGGCAGATGTAGCATCACAAGCGTCGACGGCAGACATTAGTGACGACGATGAAAGCGACGGCGGCGACGGCGGTGGCGACAACAGCGACAACGACGAAGACCGTATCATTGTCGACACAATCGAGACATATACAGCAAATGTTCAAAACAAAAAAAGAATATTTGCTGATGAGATTCTGAGGGTGTAGTCTATATAAAAACATTTTTTTATTCTATAAAGCGGTACATGTGCCCGTACCCATACCCATATGTTTAATTATTAGTGAATGTTTTGTTTGCACCGATATTTGCGTATTCGTCTGCAAGTCGGTTACCATTCGCTTCAAATGTATCAAGATTCGTATGTGCATATACATGTTTTACGATAAGCTCCATACCGTATGCAGCAATCTTGTCGCGAATATCCATGATTTCTTCGACCATATCCGCGTTTTTTACTTTTTCGTCGCTTTTCTTCGATACAAGATACCCTGCCTTCCTATATTTTACACCAGTATCACCCAAGATTAGTTTTGAATATGATGAGTCCGTATAAAGCATGATTTGTGTATTCTTTAATTTGTCGTCTTTTTCCACTTGGATGGGGTGTGTCGCGGTCGATACACTCGCGTCCGCCAATGTCTTTTCAATAAACCCTAGTATATAATCGAGACCATCTATGATGGCTTTTAGTTCACCGCGATTATTTGTTTTGTTATCGTAAATTGTACCAGCATATCGCAACTCTTCCATGAGACCATATGCGGGAATATATATTCCATAACCACATAACAGGGTTTGATCTCCGTTTCTGCGCTTTTTTCTGATAAGAGAGCCATCTGTAAATACATGAATCACATGTTTTGCAGGTTGAGGTTGTGACGTACTTTCCATATTTTCATGAGAATTTGCGAGTTCTGAATTATTATCGATTTTCGAATTATCTCTCGCATCTGTAACATCTCTAGTTTTTACAGCCCCCCCAATTCCGAGAGTATCCATCATCGATTGGTTTGTTTTTGTCCCGAATCCATGAATAAGAAAATGTTCTGCTTCTTCTTTTGTATTGAACTTCTTAAATATGGGGTGCTTTACACCAAATATATTCTGCTTACATTCGAGCCAGTCGGTATATATACCGCGGCGTTTTCCTTTATGAACTGCGTAAAAGGGCATGTTTGTGTGTTGTGTTTGTGTTGTGTTTGTGTTGTGTTTGTCTTTGTCTTTGTGTATAATATATAATTGTTTTTTTAAACAGTTATATGTTAGTAATATTTTGTTTATTTATTTCAATATCTTTGATGCGTAAAAGTCGGTTTTATAATTCACTACCAGAGAATAGAACGACTCAGCCGATTCGCCGAATATTTGTTATTTTTCCAATCACCGAGCATACCCTTGGTACGTGTCAAGTAATTTTTGCGACGTGTTTTGTTACCATGTTTGAGATAATCCTGGTAGCCCATCTGTCCAAAGTTTACCCACTTGTTATTTTTCGGGTCATAAATCATATACTTTTTTGCAGGATTGCTTGCAGGATACAGTTTCGCAGTTTTACCTAAATACTTATACGCCATACGTTGGGCTTTACGTGGAGAAGAATATAAATAAATACGCTTGGGGAATTTCCTGCTCTTTATTTTTCGCAACTTCCGTGTCTGGAATATCGATTCGCTTTTCATATACGTTTGTACACACTATATTACGCGAAGATAAAAATGATGATGAAATTATGTTAAATATTCGAAAATATCCATTTTTATTTAATAGATGAATTTCTCATTTTCTCACGCGCCTGTAACGTCTCATAGTTTTATTGTTCTTATGATTGTTGCCTTTAAGCTTACGACCATTCGCTTTGCGCTTGTAGGTCTTGTACTTTGTATTATGTTTTTTAACCATACGATTAACCTTACGATTCTTTCTTGTCATTTTTCTGTTTTTACGTTTAGTTTTACATCTATTAGTACTTTTATTCGTGATTAAACTACCTCCTTGTGGCGACGCTGACGACAGTGACGACAGTGACGCGGAGGATGATAACGACGGCGGCGATGATGATAATGGTTTCCATGATTCCCCTGACTTCCCTGACTCCTCTGATGATGTTGGCATGTTAATGGGGGCAAACAATAAAGCATATGCAGGTGAACTTTCGATTGATGAACTCACTGATTCCGACCATGATGAACTTGGAGATGAGTCCAGTTCTGTCTCAGAAATATCATTCATAAAAGGTGCAGTAAAAAATGAAATTTCCCTTATTGCAGCTGTATGCTCATTAAGACGTTGGCTTACGTAAGTCAGGATTTCTGGGGGAGTACCACCAGGTACAGCAGGTGGAGCTTTGAAACCCTCAGTGCTTAATTTTCTAGCAAATAAACGAGCAAATGAATATGATGTTCCTCCGGGGACTGTATTGACTGTATTGAAAAAAACATATGGTCGTGCTGTATTATAGTTATATATTAAAGCGGTTGTATAATATGTATGACATACCTGAAGCCATGGGGCTAACTGTTTAAAAAGTGTAGGAAGTTGAAAATATGGTCCAAATAAATATTCCATCATCTTTCCTGCGAAAAAAGCACCCCATGAAGAAACTCTTTTAGGTGTTGAAAATATCGTATTGTCAGTTAACAATACATTACTTATTCTTTCGAATAGGAAATTTTCACCTTTTGCTGCTTCTAATTTGACGGCTTCTAACTGCTTCTTTTCATCCAATTCTTCTTTTGTAAAACTTACTTCACCAGACATTCCTTGAACATCTGGTTGTGGTAAAGAACTTCTCGGGAGGGGTAATTGAACTGGTTTAGGTTTATTAGCTTGTTTACCTTTAGCTGCATTAGTTGTATTTGCTTTAGAAGTAGCTGGTTGTTTTCCTAATGATCCAGATACGGTTGCTACAGATGCTGCAGTTGCTGTTTGGTGAGCCGCAGCTGCCTTTTCCTCCGCTTTTTTTTCCGCTTTTTTTTCCGCGAGTATCCCAGCTCTAACTTGTTTAGTTGTTAGATACTTTTGTTTTCCACCACCACCTTGACCAGCTCGTAACATTTCTTGATGTTCATCAGCAGTAACTGTAGGAATTTTATATTCAGGGAGACACGCGGTAGGTGTTTTTTGCATATCAATAGCATATAAAATTTTGTTGGGCGTGGCTACCGTATATACAATCGTAGATGATAGTTGAAACATCACGCACATTCGTCTAGGAGTAGATGTTTCTAGTGTAGTCTGTTCATCATACGGGAACTCCATACAATACTGCTGAGCTAGAGTACTTACAACAACATTTACTTCACCACTTGCATGATCATCATAGTCCATACGAGTTTCGTTAAACATAGAAGGTAATGTTTGTAGGCACACGTCATCTGGGTCTAAACAGTTCAAGTTTTCTAACAGTAAAAATTTATTATTTCCACATAAACCGTATAGTCTTACGGTATTGGGTTCTATTTCATCCGGGAATACTGATGTTCCAGCTTTATATGCATTATTAAACATTAGATATAACCACTTCTTTTTAATAGATAAAAGCCCAAAGTCTATTAACTGTTCAACAAAAAAACCATTTGAAGGCTGTATATTAAACTTAGTAAGCATAAGTTGAAGATTTGGTGGTATTGGGGTTTTTAATATTTTATCCACTATATTTGTTCTTACAAATTCTTTTTGTTTACTTATACTTTCTGCAACACTATATAATTTGGAATGGGAAACTTGATATCTACCTGGGTGTACCATAAATTCCTTAGAAGCTGCTGTAGCTGATGGTCTAGGTGTTGGGTCAAGACCTGGTAATGGTGAAAGAGGGTCTACATTTCTAAATCCTTCCGTTCCTAATGTCATTAACATTGATGAACAATTATTAAAATGGTTTTTAGCTATACTTAAAGGAGTAGCAGCCCTAAGACCCAACATCTCATCTCTAATTGATGATAATTCAAAATCTGGTTTTTCTACCGTAGCACCAATAACTATATAAAGAACAGGTGAAAGCATACCATTAAACATTCTAGTAAAGTTTTGAAGACCCTGGAACCAAACCGTAGCCGTATAGTTCATTACATTCAGTAAATCACCAAATGATACAAGAGTAGTTTTGGGACATGAAGTCGTAAAACAATATATTAAAGGTTCTGATATAGTAAAAAGTTGCGTTCCATTAGCTTTAAGAAAGTCTTTAAATATATTTGTTTCGACCGGTTGGTTACTTACAGGACCCGATTCTCGTATTAGTTGTTCCCGACAGTATCGATTATCAGGATTTACTACATCTCTAGGTAAAAGAGGTGGAAAAAAATCATTTATTTCACCTGGTACGAGTGGAAATCCTTGACGAAATATAGCATTATATTTTTTATCTATTAGGTAGTAATGTCCAACTAAACCTTGTGGTCTATTAACACTATCTACTGTATGAGGATGTGGAGGAATTCCGACATAACAACATCCAAGCTGCACTGGAATACATGGAAGGATTATCGGTAATGGAAAATTATTAAGAAAACTAGATTGTAAGTAAGGCATATTTTCTACGAAATAAAGAACACGTTGTAAAGAATCTAATTTAATCGGAGCCTGTTTCCCATTAGAATAATGCTTAAAATAATATGAACTTAAAATACCCTGTAACCTAAAGTCTACAAGCGTTCCCTGTGTATAATCAAATCCTTTTTCAATAATAGAACTAGCGCTTAGTTTAAAAAATACACGAAATAATCCTTCACTTTGTGAAAGATATACCCAAAAATAAATACCCGTTGTAATCGTATTGTCATCATAGCATTTTACATATATTAATGTCCGACCTTCTAATTTTTCAAAGTCTACAATAGGACCGACTACATAATAATATGGGGGGATATATGTTCGAAAATCATATCCTGGATTTGCTGGTGCTCCACTCATTCTTGCAGTTTCCAATAACTTATAATTTCTCCACATAGGTGTGTTAAATATGTTATACGCTTTAAGTGCATCTAAGTACAACGCCGTTCTTTTAAAAAATGTTTGATTTTTAGTAACTTCTGGACCCCTCCATTCTACGGGGGCAGGCAACTTAAGATCGGATAACCATGAGTCGGTAACTCTATTTACTGAATTTCGGGCAAGTTCGAAACATTTCCTAAAAAATTCACCTCGTAGTACATCATAGTTAGTATCAGGTAATAACGGGAGTAACTTATTTTTTTCATCTTGGGTATAAAAACAACTATCCAGCATAGACTTTATGTCATCCATTACTGTTTGTTTGCACAAATTTTGATAGTTACCTTCTGCTAATCTTTTTTGTATAAACTCATCAATTAAACGCTGAAATTCATCACTAAAAATACGGTTTTGTTCTGCTTCATATTGTTCTTCTGTTTCATCTTGAGCAACAATTTTAGCAACTTCATCGTTAATCAGTTCATTATTATTTAAGAATGTCTCATTTTGGACTGCTTCCTCGTTTGCATTACCTGTAGTGTCAGGCACTAGAGTATCTAAATTTTGTTTAATATGGCCCCTTATCTCGCGACTGTCATGAATCAAAGCATTATTTCTTTCTGCTTGTGCTTGGATACCACGTAAAGGATGGTCTGATTTTGATTTAGGGTTAAATAAATCTATTAAGTTTCCCAGGAAACGTGGAGTACCTAACAAACTCATATATAGATATATTATAAGTATAATAAAATTCTAAATATTAAACAAACAAACATTTTCATAATGAAATAACATTATACTTTATCAAATCAATATTTTTAGAAAGTGATTTTGGAATAGTTTTAATACCCAAAAATTTACTTTTTTCATTATTTATTTTATCAAATAATGTTTTAGTGTTATAGATTTTAACTGGGGGGTTTAAATTTTGTTGTATAATTATAGTTTCACTATCATTACTATCTAATATTAATGCAACATGACCATAAATAAAACTTGGTTTTTTATACTTCCAAAATAGAATTGAACCAGGTTTTAAGTAGTGCGAATACGGTTTTGTATATGGATATTCATAAGTTTTTAATTTAACTAATTTATCATTTTCATTACCGGATAAAACATCAATTCTGTTAAAAAAGTCAACAGCATCTACCACCGAAGGAAATGACACATTTTTAATAGTCGAAAAAAATCTTCTAATTAGTTCAACACACTGAAATGGTATTCCATATTTTGTTTTATATACACCTTTCGAATTCTTCTTTTTTATATATATATTTATTACTGGTTCCATCTTATAATATTACTATATATAAATATTATTAAACATCTAGTATAACTTTATTATTCTTACTTCAAAATATTTCATATTTCATATTTCATACATAATTATAATATAAAATATATATATATACATCCATACATACATAGAATATGGTAACAAGAAAGCAGCTTCTTACAACATATAAAAGTTGGCGCAATAATCAGCCTACTAGACACCAACGAACACTGCAAATGAAACGATGCGGAAAAAAGTGTTTTCTTGGATCGAAAAAATCATTCCCTATTTGTAATGCCGGTACATGTAAGCCAAGCAAAGGTGGTCTCATTTCAGCATATATTCGAGCTCGTGAGATGACGCGTAGAGCAAGAGATAGAACCATTCAGAAACATCGCGTACCGTATTATTACAATGTAGCAAAAAAAGCTAAAAACTTATTACGTAAGTTATTTATATCCTCGATAAAAACAAAAACTAGAAAAACAAGAAAGTAAACCCAAATAAAGTAAGCCCAAATAAAGTAAATCAAAATAAAGCAAACAACAAAGAAGTATAATTTTAGTAACTAAAATATATTATGTATATAATATATCTTAGTTATGGATTCGCAAAGTAACGCCACCGGCGCCGATGACATAAAAAATAAGAATATTTTAATAGGATTTGTTTTAGACTTTTATAAACAAAACATATTATGGTTAATCGTTACAATAGTCGTATTATTCGTAACAACCCCTCTAGAGATGATTGTACTTTCAAATTTATTTAGTAAATTCACTGGCTATATTAATAAACTAGACCATGATAACTCCATGAGTACATTATGGAAGATTGCATTCTTATATATCATAATAGATGTGATATACATGATAAACAGTTACTATGATAAAATATGTTACCCTAAGATGGAAAAATTTATTAGGTTCAAGTTAATCGATTTAATATTTAAAAACATAGAAGTCAACTATGACCATGAAAATATATCAAATATAATTTTAAGATTATTACAGATTCCTAATGTAGCAGTAAGTTGTACCCAAAGTTTCACATATTGGATGTTCACATTCTGTATAACTATTATTTCAATATTAGCATATATTTTATACATAAATCTAGAAATAGGAGGCATAATGATAATACTATTTTGTATATTTTTTCTTACATACTACTATGTGTTGCTAAAAATAAAAAATAAATCGGGCGAGAGAGACAAAGAGGAAAAAGTACTAACGACGCACGTTGATGATGTACTGAGCAACTCTTTAAGTGTAATCGCTTGTAAAAAAATCAAAGATGAAAAAGAATACCTAGAAAACAAACATAATATATATGATAAAAAACACGAAGATCAGCTATGGTATTCATCCAAGGGACTATATTTATTTTCTTTTATAGTAACAGTTATATTAGTGATATATATATATATTATTCTTCGTTTCTACAAGGCTAAGAAAATAACAAGCGAGGATACCATAAAGCTTGTCATTATTATTTTGTTTTTTATTCGATATTTGAAGACAGCCTTAAATAGAACTATTCAGGTCGCTGTAATATATGGTAAGTTAGAAGAAAGCGAACAAATTATTAAAAATATAGTCAACGAAACCGCAGGAAATGGAATGAAAAAAAATATTCCAGTAACCGGTGACATAGAATTTAAAAATGTATCGTTCGAGTATAGCAGCAAAGACCCGAATACGAATACGAATACGAATACGAATACGAATACACAAAAATTAGAAAAGAAACATAAGTCACTAGATAACGTTTCTTTTAAAATAAAACCGTTAGATCGAGTTGCAGTTATCGGGTCAAATGGTAGCGGTAAATCAACAATTATTAAGCTTATTATGGGATACTATAATGTTTCAGATGGAGAAGTTCTACATAATGGTGTGAATGTTTTGGATATTAATCGCGAATACTTGCGCTCTAAGATTGCAATCATAAATCAAAAGGTAGTCCTATTCGATCGCTCCATTATTGACAATATATGTTATGGAAATAATATACCAAAAGAAAAGGTAAAACAAATTATAAAAAATCTACAAGTAATGCGTGTATTTAAAAATCAACCACAGGGATTAGAAACGTTGGCGGGATTACACGGATCGACACTAAGTGGTGGACAAAAACAAATTATATATTTACTCCGTTGCTACTTAAGCAACAAACCTATTATTATTATGGATGAACCTACCGCCGCGGTCGACAGTATACACAAAAAATATATAATGCGAATGGTCGATGAGATGGCCAAAAAATCGACGCTTATCGTCGTAACACACGATGCCGAATATGCGGCCTCATTTCCTACTAAGATTTATATTGATGGTGGGAAAATAGTAAAATTTAAAGGTGCAAACGACAGTTCGATGCCGTATGACGATTATGATAATTTTTTACTATAAAACAAAGAACAAAGAACAAAGAACAATGAGGCTTTTGCCTATATACTATACGCCAGTAGAACCGAAACCACCAGTACCGCGTTCCGTGATTCCCAACTTTTCTTCACTGTCTACAATATTTACCATAAATGGCTGCAATGTTGGCGAACATATCTGAAACATTCGCGACATCGGCGGCATATGTCGGCTAATATACGTTTTTATGTCGTTGCTTTCCGAATTAATATTATCGACGACAGCCATGATTTCGCCCCTATATCCGGAGTCAATAATGCCGACCGAATTTGATAAGCGAAAAGGTGTTTTTACAATACTGGAGCGAGGATATAAATAGTATCCCGACGGAATTGATTTATTGTATGTAGTATTAAAGTGTGTCATACTACATTTAACACCGAGAGGTGCGCGAAATGTTACCGATGATATGCGGTTACTTGTATAACCGAGATCATGTTCTGAGTAGTCAAAAGGAATAAATAGGTCAAAGCCCGAGTCGGGATATTGCGACTCATGTATTTTTTTGTTATGCTCTTCAATTTTGGCTTCATATGCCTTTACTATTTCATCATATTTAGGAGTGGGAATAGAAGCATTCGTGGACTGTTTCATAATAAACATTTTAAGAATATATGCTGGAGGAATTGTTTGAAAGGAAGTAGACCGGCTATGGCTCATTTTTACGCAAGGTTGATAGTATTATTATTGTTATAACTTTATATTATTTTGCAGTTTAAAATAATATATTAATATATATGGATGAAAAAAACAGAAGGACCTTGTGAAATATGTCATAACTATGGGCACAAACGAAGTAAATGTCCTACGCATCGCGATAGAGGGCCGCGGCATCGTGGCGCAGTTGCTGCTATGGCTGGTTATAATGAAGGATCTGTTCTAGGATATGGGCCTATGCATATAGGAATGCCTATGGGAATGCATATGGGAATGCCTATGGGAATGCAATGGCCTGTATTTCAAGGACAGCATCCGCATCTGCATCCGCATCATCAAGGTATGGGTATGGGTATGGGTGTCTGGGAAGAACCTCCTGACTTAATGTTAGAGAGTACCGTTCCTGTACCCATTGAAGTAGATGAAAACTTCTGGTCTGCAATGAATGTTCGAAATTTTCAAGAAACAATAGAAAGCGTTTATCAAGACTATCGTAACTTTATGTTTGGGAATATGCTGCAAGGTGGTCTAGTAGATACACTACCACTAATTACCAGTTTATGCAAAAGACAAAGTCTTGAAAATCCGCAAAGTAATTATGATATGGGAATGTGTTTTATTGCAGTTGGTAGAGTAAGTAAAATACTACAGCACAAATGCAAAGTAATGTTAAAAGGAAAGACGGGGCTATATTTATGTGGTGACATATATAGCGTTTTGGGTGACTTAGAACACCATACAACTGATGACATTGACCTTGTAATATTAGCGAGACATACTGACCAAGGTGATGTTACGAGGAAAGTATTTGCACAACAAGTTGGAGCATTTATTAAATCGTGTCTTGATTTAAAGCGTGAAAAGTTGCTAGAAACGGCAGAACAAGTGCCGGTCGAAACCAGAGAAGTTGTAAAAAAAGGATGTGAAAGGCTTACGTATAGCTGTGTCGATGTTGGTATGAGAGGGCCGGGAGTATGTGGTACAGAATTGGAATCTAAAAATGTGAAAGTTGTTTTGGGAGATACCGAAGAACCCAGAAAAAAAGTAAAGTTAATAGATATAACGTACTCTACGTATGATGAAGAAATTGATAAACTTTATAGTCGTGTTCGCGCTTATACAATTCGAGGAGGGCTTACATTTTTTTACTTGGATGTGCATATAGCTTTGATGGAATACGTATATATTATTTATAAAAACGTGAGACAGTGTCGCGAATTTGTTGCGAAAGGTGGAGTTCGTGCTATTGTTGGTGATACTCGAGAAGGATCTACGAGTGGAAAAGTATTAAAAAGATTAAGTGAACTCTCTAAGAAAAAGGAGTTGATGGCCGAAAAAAGGGGGGATAAAGCAGGAGAAGCAGGAGAAGCGGCGGTAGATGTTCGGGAGGTGGATTGTGCTTCGGCGAGATGTTTTTTAGATAACTTGACGGATTTTGAACAAAAAACGATGTTTAAATTTTCAAAGTCGGCATTTTTGTGTGCATCTATTATTGTCGATTTACCTGAACATGATAGCAGTAGGTTGTCTCTTGTACAAAAACAGCATTTACAAAAAAGAATCGTTTTAATGCAGGTGCGTGAGTTGGCTAGTTATGATATCATACCTAAAAAGTTTTCATCCGTTCTGTCACAAACATATGATGTTTTAAGCGAAATGTTAGATGATGTTATATTGCAGCAAAATGAAAGAGAACGCTATCATGCCGTACAAATGCATCAACACTTGTCCGAACGATTACTAGCATCTGAACATCCTCCAAAAGAAAGAATGCAAACGAGATTTACTGGACCTATTGCCGATTTTGATGTACAACCACTTCCATTTTTTGAACTACCACAAATGATTCCACAAGAATTAGTTTCTCCAGCGTCAACAAGATCCTCCGTATCTTTGACGAGCAACGGTGAACTAAGTGTTCCTGAAGATGAGCGACACAGTTTATGGAGACAAAAACATAAAGCGTATAAAAAGTTGACTAAAAAACAAAGAAGAGCACGCAAAAAGTTTTTAAAAAATAGGTCACTACAGTTAAGACAACAATCGCCCGAATCAGGTGCATCAGCTTCGCACGGATTATATAGAGAGTCAGAAAAGTTACATGACCTGACGTCTAGTAGTAGTGGTACTGTTGGGTTTTATACACCAAAGGGATTGCTTAGTGATGGGGATGGTCCAGCAGAAGGAGGTAAAAGTAAGAAACGCTATAACCCAAGAACTAAGAGTACAAGAATAAAAACCAGAAAGTGTATTAAAAAACGTTCGATTAAAAATAAAAAGTATTAAAAACATTATATATCATACTTCAAACGCGAATAGTTATTATTTATAATATTTGTACTATTTATAATATTTGTATTATTTATAAATAATAAAATGAAGTATGTTTTTCGGGGTGCTTTATATAACTTTTTGAGTATTTTAGTATTCTCTTTAATTTATTACAGTATACGTAAAGAAATGGATTTAAATGAAGACATGTCTCGGTATATAGAACCCAGATATCCCGATACATTATTTTTAGCTACAACGGTCCAAGCAGGTGTTGGTTATACGTTGGTCACGCCAAGAAGCGACTTTGCCAAGTTTATTATAATGGCTCAACAATTATTTATGATTTTTACCAACTTGATGTTGTTCTATTTCATTTCACTTTAAATACTGTAAAATTTGCAAACATATATAACGCACTCGTTCACGTTATATATGTATCATGTTATCGTGTTAATATCACCATTATATTAAACACAAGTAACACAGGGAGGATTGGTTGCGGTACATGGCGGGCAGTCCATGTAATCGGGAGGAACAATACCAACTGCTTTCGCTTGCTGCCATGTTATTACATCCGTATCGCAACCTGTATGCGACAACATTGGCGGATAATGTTGCATACACGCCGGTGTGGGAAGATTATTCTTCTTAGAAACACCACCCGCCGTAATATACACGCCCTGGGACATCATTTCGCCGGAAGGGCTAAAATTATGGACATTCTTAGTTGTGGGGCGATAAAACAGTTTCTTTTTGGTACCAATATATATATATTTACCCTTAACACAATTACACTTGTTGTCAATTTCGCAACAAACAGGATTTTCAAAATTACAAGAACCAACTTTCTGTGTAATATTTTGAACATATTGCCCCTGTGTTTTTGTAAGTCTGTAACTATTGTCGTCATCTTTGACCCACGTGTTTGGATAAGTTCCAAATAAAATACCCTTGTAATGTTCGTCCAACATACCCTGAGTATTTTTGGTGGATTTTTTAATAATATTTGTATCATTGGTGCAACAGTCGCCCGAGTTAAAAACAAATACGGGATATCTGCCGCCACTTCCGCCAGAACCCATCGGGGTGTTTCCGCGGAATCTGGTTCTCGTTACATTGGATACCATTCTAAACTGGCCAACGCCTCCAAAATTACGGAGAGTTCCATTTAGAGCGAAACCTTCATTCCCAATACCAGAAATAGGGTTAACGCGAGGATTTCCGCCTAAATTCGTTTTTCTTTTTAAAGTAGCAATTGACATTCTTATAAATTACACATACAAAAGAATTCTTTTATTTTCGTCTTTATCTAAACAACGTTTAAGGCACCAATAGAGAGAAGTGTAGATAAATGGGCCGGATATTTTATCATATTCTTCTTCATCTTTGATTTGTTTTCTTAAAAAAATGTATACACATAACTGCGCTAGACTATAATATATGGATGAAAAATATATGTCGACGGGTATTTTATCGGGTTGGTCGTCAAGTCCTAGCTCGACATGGGGTGGGATGAAAGAAGTATTTTTATTATATTGAATGGGGTAGTCTAGTGTAATATAATTGTTTTTGCTGTCTATTTTAAATATTTTGTCGTCGTTTATAAAAGAAAAAATAGTATTATCGATAACAATAAAATCTTCTAAACTAAAAAAAGGAATAGAGTATCCGTTATTTCGTAAAAATGTTAATTGGTTTCCTATATTACCTATAAAATGAAGTATTACGTTGTAGTCTGTTCCCTTCTTATTGCCCTGTTTATTTATAAAAGTTTTTAGGGGCATTACCGACTGAGCGTTAAATTTTAATTTTATTTTTTCGTATAATGCTTTTTTGGTTTTTTTGTTAGTCTTCCTCGGTGCGTCTGATATAATGGACATGTTAATTTTTTTTCTGTGTTCGCTGTCATGTGTCATATTTTCGTTTATAGAGTCTAAAAGCAAACTACTTGCCTCAATGACATAAGAGTTTTCTTTCAAAAGAGAAATTTTTGTACTCCCAATTTTTAATGTAGATTCCTGTGACAAATTATCTGATTTAATATTTATTTTTTTTTCTAACTCCATGATAGTATAAAATTACAGTATAAAAATAAAAAAGGGTTAGAACATATAGAACATAATTTATATTTGCTTAATACTTACCTTGAATTACCTTACCTTTACTGTAGCTGTCGTCATTTACTCTTCGTCATCTTCGCGCTCCGTGTTGCAAAGCTGTTCCTGGTTGTGTTGCTCCTTTTGCTCGTCGCGGGGGTCGCGCTGTTCATGTTCTTCGCAAGTGTAGCGGGAAAGAGCGCGCGCCCCTTCACCCAAGTCGATGCGAGGTCTTGCATTGTTGCGGGGTTGTGTGTCAGCGTAGCGATTTTCCGGCTTTTCGATGGTGCTTGCAGTGCACTTCCAGAACCATGGCTCATCGTAGACCACTTTGATTTCTTTGCCGTGAACCAACTTTTGGCGAGTGTCGCGCGCAAGGGTGTTGTCCATGTTCCATTTGAGATGCACATAAACGGTACAGTAACGCTCGCCATGTTTGTCGGTCTTGTGAACCGTGTCGATGCGTTCAACGAATCCGATGTGTAATTCCTTGAATGTTCTGAAAACGGCGCGCTTGGTTTGTTCTCCGCGGATTGTAGTAAATGTACGAGGGATGCAGATACTGGGACCTGTTGTTGGAGCGGCAGAATCTTGGCGACGGCGGTCATCACGGTGGTCATCACGGCGGTCATCACGGCGGTCATCACGGCGGTCATCACGGCGGTCATCACG